TAATAGTAAAAAAAGGATTTATTGAAGTTTTAGATGGCGCAACAGGTTTTATGTTAATTAAAAGAAACGTATTTAAAAAGATGGCATTGGCATATCCTCATCTCAGATTTAAATCAGATCAGCATTTAGGAGATCCTCACGACAAAACCTTTGGATATCACGACACATCTGATTGGAACTACGCTTTTTTTGACACAATGATAGAGCCTGATACCAAAAGATATTTGTCAGAAGACTATGCTTTTTGTCGTTTATGGCAAAAAATAGGTGGTAAAATATACGCTGATATTGTTAGTGGCATGACACACATGGGTAATTACTCATTCAAAGGCAACGTAGCCACTCAATTCTTGCCACAAAACAATAAATAATTTAGTATACTCCAACATGAAATTAGTTGACTTAAAATTCCAACCAGGCATTGATAAACAAGACACTGCTTACTCAGCAGGGGATCAACGTAAATATGTTGACTCCAATCTTGTACGGTTTCATTACGGAAAGCCTGAGAGATGGAAAGGTTGGTCTTATTTACCAGATCCAAATAAAACTATTGTGGGCGTGGCCCGTGATACGCATAGCTGGATTGGTTTAGATGGAACCAGATACCTTGCTTTAGGCACTGATAGAAAATTATATTTATACTCAGGTAGTGCTCTTTATGACATTACACCTATTAGAGAAACAGCAGCCTTAACAAATCCTTTTACAACAAACGGTACAACAACAGTTACTGTTACTGACGCAAATCATGGAGCTATTGAAGGAGACTTTGTTACTTTTGATTCTTTCTCTGCAATAGACGGCTTAGATATGAACAATGAATTTGAAGTTACAACATACGTTGACGCAAACACTTACAAAGTTACACATACAAGCGCAGCTTCTGGATCTACTTCAGGAGGGGGTGGATCAGGTAATGCTAATTATCAAATTAATATTGGGCCAACAGCTTCATCATATGGATATGGATGGGGCACAGATGCATGGAGTGCTGGCGCATGGAATGAGCCAAGCACAGCTTCAGATGTTACTGTTGCAGCACGTACTTGGTCTTTAGATAATTTTGGTGAGGATTTAATTGCTACAGTTTTAAACGGCAGTACATACATAAAAGATATTTCTGGTTCAGTAGACGCTAGAGCAACAGCTTTATCTAATGCTCCTACTAAATCTAGATTTAGTTTAGTATCTACTGATACAAGACATTTAATGATTTTTGGTACAGAAACTACTATTGGCACACCAGCATCTCAAGATGATTTATTATTTAGATTTTCAGACAGAGAAGACGCTACAGACTATACACCAGTATCAACCAATGAAGCTGGTTCTCTTCGTATATCTGATGGTTCTAGAATAGTAGGTGCTGTTAAATCATCAGGTCAAATACTTGCTTGGACAGATACATCTCTTCACGGTATTCAGTTTGTTGGTACACCTTTTACTTTTGGCCTCAGACAACTTGGTGCTAACTGCGGGCTAATAGCACAACACGCTGCTATTGAAGTTAATGGTAGAGCATATTGGATGTCTGATAATTCTTTTTATATGTATGATGGTGTTGTCAAAAAAATGCCATGTTCCGTACAGGATTATGTATTTGATGATCTTAGTTATACTAATAGAAATGACATCGCTTGTGGTATTAATACAGCCTTTAATGAAATTATTTGGTACTATCCTTCAGCAAGTGCTACAGCAATAAATAGAGGTGTTGCTTACAATTATTTAGAAAACACTTGGTACACTGTTACTCTTGGAAGAACAACTTGGCTTGGTGCTTATGTATTTGAACAGCCTATTGCTACAGAATATGATGCTTCTGTAACAGCAAATGTCTCTAGTATACTAGGTTTGACTGCAGGTGCTTCTTATCTTTATGAACATGAATCAGGTAATAACCAAGCAGATGGCACAGCTTTATCTGCTTTCTTAACAACTGGCTCTGTTGAAATTGCTGATGGTGATGAGCTTATGTCAGTTAGTAGATTAGTTCCAGACTTTGATAATTTGGCTAATACAATGACAGCTACTTTAACTCTTGAACAATATCCACAATCTGCAGCTAATGTAACTACAACAGGTTCTATTTCTAATACAACAGAGAAAATTGATATAAGAGGTAGAGGTAGAGCGGTTAAAATTAAATATGAAACTAATACAGTTAATGACACAGCTTGGAGACTTGGATCTACTAAGCTACAACTTAGACCAGACGGAAGAAGATAATGGCAAAAATAACAATTACACGATTACCAAATGCTACACCAGAATATGATGCTAATCAGTTTGATCAAATGGTTGCATTACTAGATCAAATTATTCTTTTACTTAATACAAACTATCAACAAGATTTAAGAGAAGAAGCACAGTCGGAGGCTTTTTTCCTTGGCTAATGTATTTAAAAGCGCAATGGTGGATATTACCACAACTAATTTAACGACTATTATAACAGTTCCTACGGCTAATCCTGGTGCAACGCCACCAGTAATGCCTACTACGGACGTAGTAAAATCTCTTTTAATTTGTAACG